AATGTTATTATAACTCAATTGAAATGGATTGGAAGCATCGGTTTACATCTTTCCATTATCCTAGAAATATGCAGGAAGAGAATCGATTATTCAATAAACTCAATCCAGATCATAAAGAATATGTGTTTGTTCAAGATGATCCGAGCAGAGGGTTTTCTTTTGATAAAGAAAAAGTATTGTCCTTAGTCGGTAAAGATGTTATAATAATTAATAACGACAAAACGGAAAATCTATTCCACTATGGATTGTTAATTCAAAATGCTAAGCAAGTGCATTTAATGGAATCATCTTTTAGATGTTTTGTTGAAACTCTACCAACTGAAGGTGTTGAGTTTTATTTACATCACTATATTAGAAATAGTGAGAGATTAGTTTATGATGGAAAGATATGTCCGAGGGAAACACGAAAACCTTGGCAAGTGATTTTATAAGGAAACAATATGTCATTACTCGAAAAATTAAAAAAGAACTCTACAATTAAAGAAACTGAAATTTTAAACAAGTCTAAGTTCTTCGCAAAGAAGGATATGATTCAGACTTCAGTTCCAATGATGAATGTAGCATTGTCAGGTTCACTTGAAGGTGGATTGACACCTGGACTTACAGTATTTGCAGGTCCATCTAAGCACTTTAAAACAGCATTCTCATTGTTGCTTGCTAAAGCATACACCGACAAATATCCCGATGCTGTTGTTTTATTCTATGACTCAGAGTTTGGTTCACCTCAAGCATACTTTGATAACTTTGGTATTGATACTGGTCGTATTCTCCATACTCCTATTACAGACATTGAACAATTAAAGTTTGATCTAATGTCTCAAATTAATAACATTGAACGCGGTGAGCATATCATTATTGTTATTGACTCTGTAGGTAACTTGGCTTCTAAGAAAGAAGTTGATGATGCGCTTGAAGGTAAGTCTGTTGCAGATATGACTCGTGCTAAACAGATGAAATCGTTATTTAGAATGGTAACACCGCATTTGACTATTAAAGATATTCCAATGGTTGTTGTTAATCATACGTATTCTGAAATTGGTTTGTTCCCTAAACAAATTGTTTCAGGCGGCACTGGATTGTATTATTCTGCAGATAACATCTTTATTATTGGTCGTCAGCAAGAAAAAGAAGGCACAGAAGTTGTTGGTTATAACTTTATTGTTAATGTTGAGAAGTCTAGATTTGTTCGAGAGAAGTCTAAGATTCCGGTTGAAGTAACATTTGAAGGTGGTATTAGCAAATGGTCTGGTCTGTTAGATGTAGCCATTGCAGGTGGATTTGTTATTAAACCATCTAACGGTTGGTACTCAGCAGTTAATAAAGAATCAGGAGAAGTATCTGATAAGAAATTTAGACTCAAAGATACATACACTAAAGAGTTTTGGTTGCCTATTATTACATCGCAACTATTCAGAACATACATCGAAGATAGCTATCGTATGGCAGGTGGGGAGATGTTAGGTAGAAGTTTTGATGATGCAGAAATAGATGAGGAGTTTAACAATGCCAGTGAAGTATAAACCTTGGTCAATTCAAAATGAAAAAACTGATTTATGGGGCTTCGAACTTTTGGAAGGTGAGTTTGCCGGAACAACCATTGCAATTACTTCCCTCTCGATGGAAAATAGTGATGACGGGACAATCGCACTCGACTTCACAGTTTTTAAACAACCAGAAGACAGAGAAATAGATACGCAATCTGATAGTTTTAATGAAACCCTTAATGGGGTAGTGAATGATATTTTGACAAAGGCTATTAATGAATTCAAAAATCGAGACAGTAATTCTTCAAAATCTGATAAATGATGATGAATATATGAGAAAAGTAATCCCGTTCTTAAAGCGGGAATATTTTATTGACAACAATGAAAAGATAATTTACGATAGAATTAAAGATTTTATAGATCAATATAATGCAGTACCGAACAAAGATGCTTTGGTTATTGCGGTTCAAAACGATAAGAATCTAACAGAAGATCAATATAAAGAGATTGTAGACACAGTTAACTTACTTGATCCAACTGAACATAACCGGGATTGGTTATATAAAGAAACAGAGAAGTTCTGTAAAGACAAAGCAATTTATAATGCAATCCTCTCATCCATTGCTATTATTGATGGTAGAGACAAGGGAAAGTCTGAAGATGGAATCCCTTCATTATTGCAAGAAGCGCTAGGAGTGTGTTTCGACAACAATGTTGGACATGATTATTTACAAAGTGCCGAATCTAGATATGAGTTTTATCATCGTGTAGAATCTCGCACACCATTTGATTTAGAATACTTTAACAAAATTACTAATGGCGGATTGCCTAACAAGACATTGAATGTTGTTCTTGCAGGTACAGGTGTTGGTAAGTCTTTGTTTATGTGTCATGTAGCAGCATCTACTTTATCTCAAGGTAAGAATGTTTTGTATATTACTCTTGAGATGGCTGAAGAAAGAATTGCAGAACGTATTGATGCAAACTTAATGAACATTACTATGGATCAGTTGAAAGATTTGCCGAAGTCTATGTTTGAATCCCGTATTGAAAAGATTCGTAACAAGACTGAAGGCAATCTAATCATTAAAGAATATCCTACAGCAGGTGCGCACGTAGGTCACTTTAAAGCATTGTTAAATGAATTACAATTGAAAAAACAATTTAAACCAGCAATGATTATCATTGACTATTTGAACATTTGTGCTAGCTCAAGATTCAAAGCAGGTTCAAATATTAATTCTTATACTTTGATTAAGTCTATTGCTGAAGAACTTCGTGGATTGGCGGTTGAAGAGAATGTGCCTATTCTATCAGCTACACAGACAACTCGAGGTGGTTATGGAAACACAGACGTTGAACTAACAGATACATCTGAATCGTTTGGTTTGCCTGCAACAGTTGACTTTATGTTTGCTTTGATTTCGACTGAAGAACTTGAGCAATTGAATCAACTTATGGTCAAGCAGTTGAAGAATCGATATAATGATCCAACCGCAAATAAACGATTTATGATTGGTGTTGATAGAGCTAAGATGAAACTATATGATTTAGAACAATCTGCTCAAAAGGGTTTGACAGATGCTAATTTGGATATTGATAGGGTTGACAGACAACCTAAAAGCACTTATAATATGAATGATATTATAGGTAAAGGCAAACGAGACTTCTCGTCAATTAAGGTTTAAAATGAGAACATATTGGTCAAACACAAAAATTGCAGATTGGATTAGAGGCACAACAAAGCCTAAATCCGCAACTAGTGGCGGGTGGCATAAATGGGAAAAAGAAGCAAAAGAAACTCATCCAATTCGTTACTGGATTGTAGAAGAGGCATTTGACTCAATTCAGACATTTGTTCGTTTGCCAATTGATACTTTATACAATGTAAAATACTACATTAATAACCGTTGGGTCACTCGCACTCATAGCCTCACTGCTCATCCCCGCGACATTAAGCCCGGGCAATGGCAAGATGTTGGTAATCGTTTTTTGCCTTGTCTCTTTAATGAACTTGTAGACTTTGTTGAAGTAGAAACAGCTTGGCAACATATTGCATGGGATGATGATGCTTGTAAAAAATATAATCCTCCATTCTATGCTAAAGGTTGGTTCCGTTGGAGAACATGGCGCAGTGCTCAAGCAGGCCTAGATCATCTTGATTGGGCAGCATCTCTCGATAACTCAGAATATGCCGAAGAAGGCGAAACAATTGAACCTACAAGTCAAGCAACATCTGCAAAAGAAATTAAAGAACTTTATTTATGGTGGACACAAACATATCGTAATCGTGTAGATCCTATGAAAGCTGGTGGATGGTCTGCATATTGTGAAAAACGCAGACAAAAAGCTGGTGGCGATCTATGGGGTCATGAGAATGAGACAGAAGAAGAACGAAAAGAATGTATGACTGCTCTAGATCTATCTCACAAAATTGAAGCAGAACATATGGCAGAAGATGAAGCAATGCTGATTCGCCTCATTAAAATTAGACAATCACTTTGGACTTGAGGAAATATATTAGGTATAAATAAAATTAGAGGAGGACACATAATGATTGTTTCCGTAAGAAATGCAAGAGATAGAACGCTGGTGTATTTGTTAAAATTAGCAGCTGAATCATTTGCAAAGAATTTAATGTCCCCTCAATTGTCTAAAAACATATCTATTAAAATTATTGTACGTGATAAGCTAGATGCCGGAGGCTTTTGCGAATACGAAGTTGATCGAGATGGCAATCCAAGAGAATTTATAATTGAACTATTAAGAACACGTAAAAAGATTAATATGTTCAAAGTGCTCGCACATGAAATGGTTCATGTGAAACAGCATGCCAAAGGCGAAGCTAAAGATAAGTTTAAAAAAGATAAGTATGTTACATTATGGTTTGGTGAGAAATACGATGATGACACATCCTATTGGGATCAACCTTGGGAAATAGAAGCATATGGTTTAGAAAACAGTCTTGTTGCAAAATTCCTAGTGGAACATGACCAGTTTAAAAATCTAAGGCAGAAACACGCAGATTGGTTTGCAGAGGAATTGACAAAAGAATAATTAAAAGGAGCGATACATGGAAAATATTACATTCACTCTATATGATCTAATACAATTAGGGCTAATGTTAGCAGCTTGTTTTGCATGCTACAAATGGGGACACAATAACGGCGTAGATGACGCAATCGATTTTTTTGAAGCAGAAGGAATTATTGAAAAAGAAAATGCTTAATTTTTAAGCAAATTTCACCTGTTGTACTAGAACAACACCTAGAACCCGAGCATTTGACTCGGGTTCTTTTTTCTGTTATAATAAGCACATGATAAAGAACTTTTCAATCGGATCAGAAGTCGAGATTCAAACTCGATGGAAGTCGAATATATTAGGTGAAGAATTTCAGGATAATATATTCAAGGGCAAAGTCGTTAATAATCCTAAATGGTTAGATAATGATTATGTCTCTGTATATACAGGTAATCCAGAATATCCTACATCTCATATTAATAAGCGATTTATCGTTGGATTTAATTTTCCGGATAATCGAGTAGAAACTCGTATATTCAAAGTTAAATCTAAATCGAAAGGACATATCTATAATGTCGTTTCGGATAATGGTATTGTTTCCTGCAGTTGTGTAGGATTTCAATTCCGCAGGACTTGCAAGCATGCAAATAAAGTTAAAGAATTTATCCAAAATGCTTGACAAGGTAGTCGAAAGGCTATATAATATGAATTGTGAAGTTGTTAATTTTTACATTTTTTGAAGGATCTTTATTATGAGTACATTCACAGTAGTCGGCGTTTCCACACAGTATGGCGTCACAAAAGTTCGTTTTGCTAATGACTTGGCATCACGCGTTAAACTCTTGTCTAAGGGTGGTCATTCACCTCTTGAGTTGATTGAGTTGCCTAAGGCAATGACCAAAGCAGAAGCTTGTCAACATCTTCTTGATGTAGGCGGTATCTTCAAGCAATGGGCGCCCCTCATTACAGAGACAATGGGTAAGAAACAAGGTACAGTTGTTAGCAAACCAGTTAAGACTAAAACAGCACCTGTAAAGGCAAAGGCAGTTGCTCCTAAGAAAGTAGCAGCACCTAAAGTAATCAAGTCAAAAGTTGTTGAAGATGACTTGGAACTTGAAGAATTGAAGCAGTTGGCAGAGTTGGAAGACGCGCCAATTTAATTTTAACAAAGCACCAGTAAAACGGTGCCGAGATGTATAAATATTTTTATGGGAAATAATTTTAACCTTTTCTGTCAGCATCCGATACCGACTTCTTATATTAGAACGTCAGAACGCGTTGCAGACAAAAATTCATGGAGTGTGCTCCAGGGTTAAAATTTAAATTTTTCGTACAAGTTTATCTTAGAACCCTCGGCACTCCACAGTCCGAGGGTTTTCCTTTTGTGACATGCTTTAATACCCATATGCTTGACAAGGTTATTAAAAGATGTTATAATATAGTTTAAATAGATCGTTATTTAAGCTAAGTTCTTTAATAAATTAGCATACCATTGTATCCGGTTAGCTCAATAGTAGAGCATTCG